CCATGCTAACCAATAGACATCGCTCTGCTTTTCTTCATCGCGGAACGCCTTATGGAAGCCCTTTTTAGCGTACTGCTCAAACGCGTATTCCACCGCTGGGGTGATCTCGCCTTCTAGTACGCTTCCATCTGTACGAACGATCTTTAGTTTTGCCATGAGTTTTGCCCCTTTGTTTAGTTAATTAGAATGTGCCTGTAGTTGTTACTGCAACAGTACCATTTACATTGAATGTCAAACTTTGCACACTTAGATCAGCAACGCTTCCATTTATGTCAGTAGTATTGTTGATTAAGCATGTCATTGTGTATAGAGGGTTAGTCGCAGATACTGCTGTTCCCTTTTCCTGTAGCAACACAACAGTTACAGATGTTCCCCATGCAGCCTGAAGGGTTGCTAGAACATTTGCTGAAGCTGTGTCGTTTAAGAAGTCAATTGTTACTGAAGATGCTTCTAGTCCTTTAACGAACTTGTGACCTGAGTCACCCATAGCAGTTACTTCTAACTCATCGAATGAACGATTAAGTGTTACTGCTGTGACATGGTCTGAAAGATCAACTGAGTTAATCTTCACACCGACTTTGTTGTTTAGAAATACAGCCATGAGATTATTCCTCGTCTTTCTTTGTAGGTGCTGGCTTAGGTGTTACAGGTGGGAGCTGACCGATCTTGATCAGAAAGTCAGCCTGCTCTTTTGTCCAATCGTCCACGATTAGCTCCAATTTGTAAGGATAGATACGTTGATGTTGCAGGTAAGCAAATCACCTGAAACGGCATTGAGAACGGCCGGAGCCGAAACCTCTGTGACGTTGTAGGTGTATGAAGATGCAGCGAGCAAGTTAAATACTCGGACGATGTCATCTTCGATCCCGTTTAGGTTTCCTTCATTGTCTAGAAGGGGAACCATTACGGAAATTGTAAAGTTCGCCATTGGCGAGATAGTTGCATGCCATCCGTTAGATGGTGAAATGTAAGGATCACTTGGCGCGATAATTACACTGTTAGCAATAGGTGTTGCAGGTGGAAATGAAAAGACTGAATACTTTGTGTTATCAGTGAGGGCTGTTGCTAAACCTGCGCGTAGGGTTGATATGGCGGCCATTTAGCCCACCATTGAACGCGGATCAATATATGGAGCAAGTAAGCCGCGAACGCGAGCAAGTAAAGTATTGCCCATGCGGTAAGGGCTTGGCTGATATCCGTCAATTGTAACGCCGCCGCTTGATGGAGCTTGGCGCGACTGCCAGATATCAATGCTCACCATTAGTGCAGCTTCCTGGATTGCCGGGATTGTTGCTGGATCAAGTGTCTCAGCTGCTGCAACGGTGCCATAAGGATTGACTACATGATAAGGCTGAACGATGCCATTGTTAATTGTAAAAGTAATAGAGTGATTGCTCACGCCAGTAATTGTCTTAGATCCATTGAGGTGTGATTCATTACCTGTGACCACTACTGTCTGGCCTACATAAAAAATCTCTTTTACTGGATGATCAAAATATAAAGTGCCCGTTGTGGCTGTTGAAGAATGTGCTATGTTAAAACTTTTGTTATTCCAGATGAAAGGTAGAAGTACGTTATCGGCGGCATCGACTACTTCTTGAAGGGTAGCGTCAGCGTAAAGCGATCCAACGCCAAGGGCGGTGCGAAGCTCTGCGACTGTTGTTAATGCCATCAATCTACCTTTCTAAAGACTGGCGGCGGAGAAGGGCACTCCGCCGCCAGTGACTTAAGGGTGGCTTACGCCTTGTTGTTCTTGAACGCGCCTGCTCCGACCTTGGTCGCGATTGCGCCGAAGCCGTAGTAGCCGATTGTTACCTGTCCCGCAGCTGTTGACTCGGCGCGGAGACGGTAGGTAGGTGACTCATACCATGTGTATGCATCTGGGTTGACGATGATGATTGATCCATCTGTGTCTGTTCCAGCAGCTGTGTTAGGTGTGACGTAGAGGTTAAGACCTGCAACGTTGCCTTGTAGGGCTGTTGGGCCGACCTGTCCGCCAGCGTTCTGTGGCTGTGAAGCGTTGTAGATTGGACGTCCTGCATCGTTAAGTGTCATGATGTTAGACCACTGTGATGTGTTGACGATCATGTTACGAGCAAATGGATTTGCAAGGCCTAATGTTGCATTGTAGACAGATGCTGATCCGCGAGCAACGATACCGAGAAGCTCTGCAGCTGTTGGGTATGTTGTGGTTGTGGTTGCATCAAGTGATGCACCTGTGATCAATGCAGCGTTAACTGCTGCATCTGTAGCCTTTGCGTAAGCAGCGGCCATGTTGCGGACGAGTTCATCAAAGAATGCTGGAGATGTACGATCGAGCAATTCTACTGAGAATGTCTGCTGTCCTGCGTACTTCTTTACATCCACTGAAAGGAATGATGAGTTCTGATCTGTGTCAGAAAATGCAGCATTCTCAGCTGTGATTGCAACGGTTGGCATTGCTGTGATCTTTGGGATCTCAAATGTCATACCTGCATCTGGAAGCACTCCACGAGAGATTGCTTCGATTGATGGACGGATTGTGGTTCCGAGTGGGTTGATGATCTCTGAGAGTTGACGTGTTGGTACTAGACCAGCGTTATCAGATGTGTCATCTGCTGCGCGAATGTACTGACGTGCTGACTCATCTCCGAGTGCTGCACGAATTGAGTTTTCTGCGTACTTAGCAGCGGTTACTTCGATGCGTGGCTTGGTGTAAGCCATTGCTGTAACAGCAGGGCGAGCAGCTTCAACTGCGGCAGCCTCAACTGTTGGTGTTGCTTCGACTGCTGGAGTGGTTTCTTCCACGTTGGCTGTCTCGCTTTCTGTTGGTAGGGTTTCTTCAACGGCTTCCTCTTCAGATGCCGCGATATCAGTGACGGCTGCCGACTTAAATGCGGCGGCCTGCACTAAACTTACTTCGAGTAGGTCAGCACTCGATACATACAACACGCCATTCTTAGGCTTGGCGGCATTGACCATCACTCCGACTGAAAGGCCGGTACGGAGTTCTTCTGAGGCTTCGATGAGAGCATCTGTTCCTCTTGTTGATTTAGAAATCTTGAAAGATGCAAAAATTCCATCTTCGGTTTCATTAAAGAATTGAGCGCGGCCGATTGGCTGCTTAGGGTCATGCTCCAATAGAAGCTTTACTTTAGTCGAGTCAGCGATATTAATCGCGCCCCGCTCAAAAACAACTGCGCCAGCAGAGGTGTTTCCAACCTCGCCGCCGAATGGCACGATCTTGCCAGAGATGGTGCGAGCCGCACTATCAGCTGTAAGTTCTGCCGAAAATGTTAGCATTTCGTTCATTGCATTCCACCGCTTCCATTAGGTGTCAGGTCTGTCATTGCCATTGCTTGCTCCTGGGTGATTAATTGAAGATCAAGCATTTCACGAATAATTGAGAGTTCGACCAGTGGGTCAGTGCGCAGGTAATTCTTGTCAATATCGAATCGGACAATATTTCCACGGGCTGTGATGTCATCCATTGATAGGCGATCCTCGATAGCCGAGATAAATGGCTGCAAGGATAGTGTAAGGAATTGTTTGCGCTCATCTGTTACGTTGGCATAGGTCATTGTCGTATTCTGATCAGCCGAGACGTAATATGGTGGCACATTGCATAGACGGGCAATCTCTGTTGCAAGATTCTGAATTGCTTCGTTATACATCATGTCTTTAGGGCTAAATCCGACAGTCTCATAGTTCAATGTCGATGTGAGGTAAGCCGTTGAACGATTGAGTCGAGCATTCTTGAAGGCTGCAAGTAATCCCTGAACTTCAGCTGGCGGCAAGTCTGCGCCAGTATTCTTGAGGTAACCTGTAGGCATTGGAGTTCCAGCGGCGATTGCAGCAGCGCGTTGCACATCAATCGCAGCTCTAATTGTTGAAACGCCAGTATTAAGAATGCCGTCTCCAAGTGCCTGGAATGTAATCAGTGAACCAAGGCCGTCCATTGGGACTGTAGTGCCGTCAATGGCGTAAGACTTTACATAAACATTATCGCGATCGAGAGTCGCCGTGACACGGCTATTAGCAATCCACTCAAATCGTGAAGGGCGACCGTCTTCTTGATAAACCTCGACCACTTGCCAAAACGCCTGACCATAGAATAGAAGCGAATCAACCGTGTAAGCGATTGTCACTGATCGAGGCTGGGAATATGAAGGTTGCTCGAGCCATAGTGGCTTGCCCAATTCTTCACCTGTTGACTTTTTGTAAAGTTCAAGTGGGATGGTGCCGATTGTGCCAGCAAGTAGGTTACGGCATCGAGCTAGTGCCGGGACTCCCATAGCCTCAGTGCGGCCGACATAGGCAAATTGGAACGGCATTGCATAAGGCGAATACTCACCTAGAACCTGTGGAGCATATTGCGCTTCAACGTTGGCTTTTGGCGTTGCACCTGTAAGGCGCGAAAGGATACCCATAGAGTGCAATTATACACTACATATA